GACGATATGTTTTAATCGTGTATAGCCTGATTCGTATTGCACAGAGGTTTATAGATTCTGACGAAAAGGATCTGTAGACCTCTGTTTTTTTGTGCCGTTTTGTGGTAAAACAAAAATATAATAACTGCAAATCCCGATAAATGCGAGTTTTACAGTTATTTTGTTACTAATGTGTTACTAGTTTACATGTTTAGTAAGGTAATAATTCGATGGTTTCTTTCAGCTGCTCAATGGTTTTATGTGTGTATACACGTTCGCCAATACTCTGGGAGGCATGGCCCATAATACGGTCGATACTTGCCTTGTTTGCGTTCACAGTATCTAAATTGCTTCTCAAAGTATGGCGACAATCGTGGGGTGTATGTTCCATTTCAAGTTCTTTCATTACGGGATCCCAGAAGAAATACCGATATCTCGTTGTATACATTTTTTCGCCATCTTTTTCAAACAGATAGCCGGATTGAGATTCATGGAAATGTTTTTCTACGATATATCTGATTTTTGAATGGATTGGCACAATTTTATTTTTACCGGCAGCAGTCTTATTGCCGCCGTACATAACACCTTTATCCAAATCTACATTTTCAATTTTCATGTCAAGCATTTCCGAAATACGATAACCTGTATACATAAGAAACAGTATAGTGTCTACACCGAAATCGTCTTTATGTTCCCAGAGGAGTGCGATTTCTTTATGTGTAAATGGAATTTTTTCTTTAGAAACTTCTTCTTCACTTTTTAAAAGGTCAGAGTATGGTTTATTAATAATATCTAGTTCCATAGCAAACATATCAAGATGATGAAATAAACCTTTAATTTTATTTTTCGAAGAGGCAGAAAGGTTGCAATTGTCCATACAATCTTTCATGTGATATGAACGGATTTCATTATAAGGCATATCATATAATAATCTGCAATGATTCTTGTAAGCATTTGTAAATGTACGGAGCGTGTTTATAGTCAGTTCGGCTGACTTTTTCTCAAGCCAGAGGGTATACAATTCAGAAAAGGTGATATTTCTGACATTGATATTCCACGGGCTATGGTTATAATCGGCAAGCATTTTCAAAGCTTCTTCTTTTGTTTCCGCATAGCCGATAATTTTCTGCTGACCTGTTTTACCTTCTTTCACGGCATATGGTCTGCGACGATTTCCGGACAGTTTTACCACTGTACCGTAGCGATTCGGCAGTTTCATACATAGCACTTCCTTTATTGGTAATTTTTTATTTGCAAAATACCGCTGGTATGTGCTATACTATACCGCAGTTGCAGTGCTGTATGATGTGTAACACATATCATCGGTACTTTTTAAGGGCCATTCCTGCGCCAACAGGAGTGGTTCTTTTTTAAACTATGCATAATTGATAAACAAAGTGGGTATATTATAATAAAAAGTTGAATTTTTATAAGGAATACTTATAATTTTTTACTTTACAAATCGTCAAATTTAGAATAAAATGATTATAGAAAGTAAATAGTGAAATTAAGCAATCCGTTCTGGCTGTCAGGGCAGGGTGAAAAATAGCTGAGTGCTAACACCTGGGAGGAAAGGGATTGCTTTTTTTATTTGTATAAATTGCAATCCAAAAAGCGCATTCCTCTAATATAGCTAAACGGAAAACACGTTATGCTGGTAAATAAATACCCATTGTCCCCTTTTACAAACAACGGCTTAATAGAATAAATTGTTTGTGTCACTGGAAATAATGCTTTTTTAATTGGGCATTTTGTCTTTTTAACTTTCAACACTTGCATACGGAAACAATTATTACAAGTCGCCATATATGCTTTTCGTTTGTAAAGTTCTTCAGCAGTTGTTCTGATGATGCCAGAAAAGATATCTGCAAGTTGAATTAAAGAAAAATCTTTGTTTTTTGAATCGTAAAATTTAAGTGTGTACGTAATATTGCTGCCAAACTCAGGAGTAATTAAATCATTTTCAATCAAAGCGGATAAAGTATCCATTTCAACTTTCTTCATAACATCGACTGCAATTAAAATATTGTTAATACCTAATTGCTCAATACCCTTGATAGGAAAGTAATGGCACATACTTGAAAGCATTTTCTTTTGTGGCTCAATAATATCGGGATCGTCGATAGCTTCTTTGAATGCAATCCAAGTAATCAGCTGCCCTTTGGCCGTTTTTAATAATTTCAGTACTTCTGGAAAGTTTCTTTTCTTTCTTAAAGTTGTGTATTTGAGTTCATCGGTTGGTTTTAAACCAACTTTTCTTTTTATTTCTAGTAGCAAATCTTCATTGTGCTGAATATCTTCTTTCTTCACGATAAATGTTGCCACTGCATAACAAGACGAAGAACCTTTATTAAATTTGATCCCGTCGTCTCCGGATGCATCAACATAGGCGACATAATCGTATGGTTGTAATAAAATATCGTTCATGTTTCGGTCTCCCGTCTTTATTTTTATATCACTTCATCAACAATTGGTGAAACAATCAGCGATTCTTCACTGAAATATATCAAATGGTCCTTATATTCAATTCCGGATCCATATCTTTGTCCGTAGTAGGTAATTGCTTCTTGGAGAAACGCGGGGGTTACTTCAAGATGTTCGGCCAACATTGCCAGGCAGTCGCAGCCGTTTATAATTGCGTCAACGATAGATGAGAGAGGTAGAAGTTTTTCTATTGCCCATTTATGTCCGAGGAGTTCTTGTTTAATTTTATCTGTGGTGTCCAGTTCGATGATGTTGCTGGAGGCAGTATAGTGGTGGCCTAATTCTTCCGCTAATGTGCAGCGCTTTTCAGCAGTGCTGCTTTTTTTATTGATAAATGCAATCCCGTCACAGTAGATTCCTTTGAAGCTTCCCTGAAATTCATGTTCCAGTACAATCACATCATTTTCTTCCGCAAAACTAAGTAATTCTTCATAAGGTGTCATACAATCACCTATCTTTCACGCTCGCTGATATCATATTGGTTTGATGACTGCTTTTTTTCACGGTTAGTTCTTTCAACTAATTCAAGTACACTCTGCAAATCTTTTTTATCCGTTTTTGTCATTTCCTTGTTAGGACGAGACGCTGCCAGAACTTCCGGGGTGTAAGGTTCGTTATCAGAACGTGTAATTACATTTTGTTTTCTTGCCCGAAACAATTCATTATCTAAAACCATATCCACTGCTTTTTTACCGTAGTCGTCTAGGCTGCGGTATTTTCTTATGTGCTCCATTTCATCATATGTTGGTTTTGAGGATATTTCTCCCGTGTCATTCATTTCGTCTTGCCATAAAAAATTAGCGTCAACATGTAATATTTCCATTATTTTTCCGATGATATAAAGACTAGGCTCACTATTTCCTTTTTCGTAACCAGTAACAGTTGTACTACCAATGCCCAATGCTTCCGCTAATTGTTTTTGCGTCATTTTGGCTGCAAGACGCGCTTCTTTTAATCTATCATTAAATGCCATCGCAAACCCTCCTCTGTTTATACAAGATCATTATATCAAGATATAAGAAAAAATCAATATAAAAAACTCGAAATACTCGAACTTTTTTATTGAAATATCTTGACAAACTCGAGATATATGAGTATAGTATAATTATAGCTCGAGAAACATGAGTTTTGGAGGTGAAAAACTTGAATATTAAAAACAGTAATTCTCCTGTTGCAGAAAACATTGTACGCTTGATTGATGAATCTGGCATGAAGCAATTAGCTGTAGCTGAACGAGCTGGCTATAGCCCGCAAACTTTCAATGAAATGTTGAACGGTAGAAGACTAATCAGAATTAATGATGTGAAAAACATTGCCAAAGCTCTTCATGTAACACCTAATGAGCTTTACGGGATAAAAACAGAAGCGCAAACATAGCGCAGAAGGGAGGGGAGAGGTAAATGGAAAAAGGGTTAAAAATATGCCGCTTGTTAGCTGAAAGTGAAAGACAAATTCAGGAACAAGCAGCAAATGTGTGCGGTAAAAAATATGTGATAAAGAAATGGAGCCCGTGTCATATTACTTCATCGCTTAGTGGTATGACAAGCACTGAAATCATTGAGCATTATTTACGCTTAGGGATAATTGAGGAATATAAGCCAACACCAATACAATTTATTAAACGGCTGTTTGGAAAACTGCAATTTTTTTATATCTAAGGTGTTAATGCTGTTTCAATAAGAAGAGAATTTCGTTTAATAAATTGGAAACCTTAAAAATCTTCTCAGAAGCCACATCGTGCTGAGCAAGATGATTAAGGGAAAGATAATATGTCTGTTTTTCAAAATTATCTAGCTGGATGTATTTTGCATTTTTAAGATGTTTTATCGATGCAGCGTTTAATTCAATTATTCCATCTTCAAAATTGCAGTTATCAGATACTTTTGAATATAGCAAACGATTATCATCAGTAATTACACACTGGAACGGTGTGTATCTGCAATTTTCAGGACGAACCTCATGAATTAAGCATTTGTCTTTTGAACGAAAGACACAATAGCTACGCAACAAAATGTTTCTTTTGAGAATTTTTTTATCTTTTACATCCAAGGCTTGAATGTAATCAGAAATGATTAGCCATTCTGATTCGGTAATTTCAATATCAGCATCTTTGCAACACTTACCTTTATGCTGGCAAGGAAAACACCGTTCCCAGAAGGGTTCGATTTTTCTTAACTCAATTATTGATTCTTCTAACAAATTTTCGCAAATTTTATATGTCATTATAATCATCTCCTTCGATAAGTGATTATATCAAATTCAGAATATTCAGACAATACGCATAAAAAATGGTCTAAATTCTGTTTGAAAACATTAGAATAACTATTTTATTAAAACATTTTTTTAAACTCGTTACAATCAAAAATACAAAGGCTGAGCACATAAAATGAAAGCAGAATAAAGTAGGTGAATCCATGTATAAAAATCTTAAGACTGCAATGAAGAAAAAGGGTGTAACTCAGGGTATGATAGCACAATTGTTTTCCGGCCGACAGCCAACAATTTGCCAGAAAATGAAATTACACAATTTCAATGTGGATGAGGCGATAAAAATTAAGAACGCATTCTTTCCAGAGTACAGTGTGGAAGAACTGTTTTCTTGTGGTGAGGACCAAGGGGTGAGAGTATGAGGTTTAACGAAAAACTGCGTTATCTCATGAAAGAAACTAATGTGACTCAAGCACAGCTTTGCCGGATGACCGGTATTGGAAAAGCTTCTATGAGTCAGTATCTATCCGGCCGATGTGAGCCGCAAAAGGATCGTCAGAGAGATATCGCAAAGGCATTGGGCATCCAGGAAGATTACTTTGAATCATTTCTGCCGCCGTCACAGATTGAAATACAGAAAGGCTGCATGAATCTGCCGGTTAATATTGCGGCAAAACTGATGGGAAAATCTCCACAATGGGTAGCAAAGGGATTGCAGGATGGTGTATTTCCATGGGGCTATGCGGTACACCTAAAAGAATGGAGCTATTTTATCAGCTCTGTAAAGTTTGAAGAATACACAGGTATCAAGGTGCCATACAAAGATGAGGAGGCGAAAGCAATATGAAAGTGCTGCATGTATTAGGCGGCCTGATGCTGATATTGGCGGTGGCCGGTGTGGAAGGCGGTGGATTCACCTGTTTGCAGGGATTTTTGCTGGGTATGGCCGGCAATGCATTAATGCTTGTCACTATGAAATATACCGGCTGGTACTTCGACTAAAAGAAAATGCCCTTGCAGAGCGGCAACTCTAGCAAAGGGCAGACACTAAAAAAGTCACTTGTATTATACAAGATAAAAGGAGGAATGACAATGGAGTTACCGTCAAAAATTGATGATATTTTTCAGTATGAAGGCTATGAAGCCACCAATGGCATGGACAGCTACATTATTGAAGAAAGCTACAGCAAGATTTCGGAGCTGCTGGATAAGATAAATGATTATTACAAACACATTGAGCGCCTTGTGGAACACGACATGGCAATGCGCTGTTACTAGGAGGGATAAAAATGAGTGAACCGGCTGAAGTATTAGAGTGCAGCACCTATTGTTTAGAGGATGCCAGAAGAGATGCGGCACAGCTGCACCGATTAAAACGCAAAGCAGAACTGGCAACCGGCATGATTGATGCCGAAATTGCAGAACTGCAGAAGGAGATGCAGCTCTTGGAAGCACGGAGGGATGAAATTCTAACTCCGATTGATGAAGAAATGCTGTTCTTGAAAAACAATCTGACAGCGTTTCATCAGCGGGAACTGGAAGCAGGTGGCGACAAAACAATCAAGCTGCCGTATGCCAACCTGAAAAGCCGTATCGCACCGCAAGATTATGATAAGGATGACGACAAGCTGATGGAATGGGTAAGGGTAAACGCGCCGGAGTATGTACGTACAGAGCAGAAGCTGCAGTGGGGCGATCTGAAAAAGCAGATTGTGGTAGCCGGCGATCTGGCTATCCTGCAAGAAACAGGCGAAATTATTGACGGTCTAGCGCCAAAGGCCAGAGAAGTAAAGTTTGATGTGGAGGTGCTGTAAGTGGCAAATGTGATTTGTATCGCCGGTGAGTCGGGTGCAGGGAAAACTACATCCATGCGCAATCTGAATCCGGCGGAGACATTGTATATTGACTGCGACAAAAAAGGCCTTTCTTGGAAAGGGTGGCGCAGCCAGTACAATGCAGAAAACAAAAATTATCTGAAAACCGATGTGCCCGGTGTAGTGATGCAGTATCTGCAGTATGCAGACAAGCATGAACAGGGTAAGCGGTTCAAAACAGTAGTGGTGGATACACTGAACGGAATTATGGTGGCGGACGAAATGCGCCGCTGCAAGGAAAAAGGCTTTGATAAATGGCAGGATTTAGCCCAGAGCATTTACGATCTAGTGGATTACGCACTGGTAATGCGTGATGATCTGACGGTAATTTTTGTGGCTCATACGCAGACCGACCGGGATGACAACGGCTATCTCTTTACCAGAATCAAAACATCCGGTCGTAAACTGGACAAGATTACACTGGAAAGCAAGTTTACCACAGTGCTCATTGCCAAATGTGTAGATGGCAATTACGTGTTTGAAACACAGGCTAATAACAGTACCGCGAAATCGCCCATGGGCCTCTTTGAAACCAGGGAAATCCCTAACGATATTGCGGAAGTAATTAAAGCATTAAATGAATTTTAGGAGGATATGAAACATGAGAAAACCGGAAGGATACGATGAAGCACAGGCGTATACAGGTGGAGGTGCAGCGCTGCCGCCTGGGCTGTATGTATGTAAAATTATTATGGCCATTGAGGAAAACAGGAATGGAAGCTCTGTACTGGCAATCGCCTATGATATCGCAGAGGGTGAACACGCAGGATTTTACCAGAAACGCTACAATGCAGATACAAACCAGAACAAAAAATGGCCTGCCATTCATCGTCAGTTTGCAGATGGCAACAGTTTGCCATTCTTCAAAGGTTTGATAACAAGTATTGAAGAAAGCAACCCGGGCTATCATTGGAACTGGGACGAAAATACACTGAAGGGCAAAAAGTTTGGTGCAGGGATTGGCAGAGAAGAATTTACTGCTAATGACGGTCAGAACAAATGGGCAACCAAGATTCGCTTTATTCGCAGCGTGGATGGTTTGAAAAATGCAACTGTGCCGGAAGACAAGCCAATTTCTAATAACACAGGCAATGCAAATAATATGCCGCCTACAGCTCCAATGCCGACCGATGCAGATGCACCGTGCTTCTGGTAAAAGCTATGAGGCTTTTTGACGAAGTAAAAGAGCGTGTTAGCATGGCAGCCGTACTGCAGCACTTCGGTATGCAGCAGGACAGAAAAGGAAATATCCTTTGCCCATTTCATGCCGACCACAAGCCCAGCTGTAAAATCTACGAAAACAGTTTTTACTGCTGGTCGTGTGGAGCCGGTGGCGATGTGATAAACTTCGCGGCCAGATATCTGAATGTTTCCAACAAGGAAGCAGCGGAATATCTGGCCGGAGCCTTCGGCATTGTTACGGACGGTCCGGAAACAATGAAGCAAAAAAGTGCAAGAAAAAGGCGGGAACAGGAGCAGCGTGAGCGTAAGCAGTGGGAAGAATGGCAATCAAATGCATTCCAAACGCTTACGCAGTATCAGCAATTATTGCTGGAAGGCATGCGCTCCGGTTCCGGGCATTGGTGGACGAAATATCACCAGAAAGAATGCATTATTGCATATTACCTAGACTGTCTGGCCGAAGATCCGGAAAGCTTTTACCAGACGTATCGAAACGAGGTGAAACGGATTGCGGAAACAGTTGATAGAGAGCATCAAAACAGGCGAAGTGCCGGATGATGAAATATTCATAGCCATATTTGAAATACCGGATGAACTGGAACGGCAGCGCTTTATTGAGGAACTGCGCATCAGAGCCAGAGACCAGAAGGTGCTGACTACGTTTAACAGTATGCTGAAGCAGTGGACTGCCAGAAAAGCACAGGAAGAAAAACAGCTTGGTGGCAATCGCACAAAGTTTACCGATGCCCCTTTGGTATTAAACTGCGGAAGATGGGAAGCTACCGATGCCGGTGTAACCAAATACGAGCCGTCACGAAAAGCAATTGCCTGTACCCATCCAATTTTACCTGTTGAACGCTTGGTAAATATTGATACCAATACGGAAAAGCTGAAACTGGCTTTTTTCAAAGACGAACGCTGGCAGTATATAACTGTAGATTGCACAACGGTATACAACAAGCAGAATATCACGGCATTGGGAGACCGGGGCGTTATGGTCACATCGGAAACTGCCCGTGATTTAGTGAAATACCTGTCAGAGGTAGTAAGCCTGAATATGACCAGTACATCAGAAAGCAAAGCGATTCCGTTATATAAATCTATATCTCGTTTGGGATGGGTGGACGGCAACTTCTGCCCGTATATCGAAGGCATTAAGTATGACGGTGACCAGGAATTTGAAAAGATTTATAGCAGTGTTCGCTCTGCAGGTGATCGTGAGCTTTGGTATCAATTTATCGGGAAGATTCGTAAAAATCAGATAGCACGCATATTGATAGCCACGTCATTATGCAGTCCGCTGATAGAACTGGTGGGTGCGCTGCCATTTATGCTGCACCTCTGGGGTGAATCCGGTTTCGGGAAAACGGTAACACTGTTTGTGGCTATGAGCGTCTGGGGCAACCCGCGTCTGGGGCATATGACACACAGCTTAAAAAATACCGGCGTGTTTGTTGGACGCACTGCAGCGTTTTTAAGAAATCTGCCATTTGCAATGGACGAGCTGCAGCAGGTGAAAGATTCGGGCATGAACTGGGACGGATTCGTAATGCATTTTACCGAGGGCATTGATAAAGGACGCGGAACTGCTAAAGGCGGTATCGAAGCATCAAAAGTTTGGCATAACTGTGCAATCCTTACCGCAGAGGAAACGCTGACAAAGGACAATTCCGGTGCCGGTGTAAAAAACCGCGTAATTGAAATCGAAGTTACAGAAAAGATATTTGACGATCCGAATGAAGTGGCCAATCTGGTGAAAGAAAATTACGGCTGGGCCGGCAAAGAATTCATCGAATTTATATCTGGGCTGTCGGCTGAATATCTGCAAGACAGGTTTAAGGCAATCGCAAAAGATATCATGGAAACATGCGATACTACCGACAAACAAGCATATTCTATGGCCTGCATCCTGCTGGCGGATGAACTGAGCTGCCAAAGCATTTTCGAATGCGATGCACCGCTGCGGGTAGAGGATGTTGCCCAGTATCTGCATTCGGTTAAATCGGTAGATATCGCAGAGCGTGCTTATGAATGGGTAATCAACTGGATTGCGCAGAATGAAAATCGGTTTGTTGCCAGCTCCGGCGGTGAAGTATGGGGCAAGATTAATGAAGCCCAGCGCACGGCCATGGTTAACAAAAAGGTACTGGAAGAGCATATGCATACAAACGGCTTTGAATATAAAGCTGTAAAGAAAAAATGGGACAAGAAAGGATATCTGGTACGAGGAACAGATGGCGGCTTAAGAACAAAAGCAACTGTAAACGGTGTAAATGCAAGCTATGTCAGTATCAATTTAAATCCAGAAGAACATGTTGATATTGGCGTAATTGTAGCAGAACCGGTGCCATCAGAATTTATGGAGCAGGAAATCAAGTGGCAGTGAAAATTCCAATTTTAAATTTTTTGGAACTAAATTGGAATTTTATAAATGGCTTAATGAAGCATCTTTGCTTTATAAAATTCCAAAATTCCAAAAATTCCAGTATATATAGTAGTCGTAGTGAGTGAAAGAAAAATTACAGTTGCTTTATTTTCTTTTTATTATATATAGCTATACCATCTAAAAAAATTGGAATTTTGGAATTCTGACGAAAAAATCGCTTAATAAACAGTGTTGAGCCAGTTCCAAAAATAATTCCAGAAAAAATTTTGTTTCGGAATTCTGGTATTTTGATTGCACAAATTGATGCAGAAAAAAGCGGGAGGGAGAAGTGGAAAATGAAAATTGCTTGCATAGTAATAGGGACTGTAATAATCAGTGTTGCAGCATCGATTATCACAGTCCGTTGGCTCGTTGGTAAAGAAATTGATTATTTAAATCAGATGTACAGAGAAAGAACAAATCATATGTTAAAACGCTCCGAAGAAATTGTGCTAGATGTTTTAAAAACTAGCGTATGCAAGTATCAATAAAACTTTGTCCAAAAGGCGTTAAAGAAACGCTGCCACAAAGCGCATCTACACTAATGACATCGGATGGTAGCTGTCCACTTTTAAGTTTATTTACATGCTCTAAGAACATCTGATTTTTTTCGTATTTTTCACATAAATGAGGTTCATCAGGCGTTGTAATTTGTTTATCTGGTGTATTAACCAAACCTAATCTCGCAAGATTTCGAATGGAAATAGACTGCAGTTCGATATCTTGTTCATCAGGATTCTCTAAAAACACGTCTGGTTGAAATACTGTATAACTTGTGGATTTGCTATATACATAATCGACGAGTGGGTAATCGGGGTGTTTTTTAAATAGCTTTAGATTACGTGCATCTAGAGGGCTTAATTGTAAAACGATTCCAATAAATGCCGGATGATTATGTTTAGCATATCTTGAATCTACCGAAGATAGAATGATATTTTGGAAAATTTTAATTAAATCTTCTTGATCCACATAATTTAAGCTTTCTTCTAGTGCACGTGCAGTAATACAACGCATAGGTGGCATTTTGTACTCTTCAGGAATATTTTGTGCGCCTTGCTTTAAGGCTTCTTCGTGGCGATCAAGCTCTGCGGAGTTTTCTAAGCGTAATAATTCTATCTTTTGGTTGGGTTTATGAAATATCCAATAAATCAAATTATCGATTGTTCTTTCAGCCGCAGGCAACTTGCAAACATTTTTTGCAATATTGGATAATGGTTCTGTCATGATAATCATCTCCTTCAACGAGTGATTATATCAAAGTCTGAATATTCTGCAAAATTAGATTCTAACAAAATATGAAGTAATAGAAAGATTAGGTGAAACTATGAAATCAAATAAAAAATTAGGAAGTGACTTCGAGCAGGAAGTATGTCAAATTCTAGCGGATGCCGGTTACTGGGCACACAACTTTGCAAACAGAAGCAACGGTCAGCCGGTGGATATTATAGCAGTCAGAATGGGGGATGCAATGCTTATCGATGCAAAAGTGTGCAGCCAGGGCTTCTTTGAAACCAGACGGTTGGAAGAAAACCAGGTACTTGCTATGCGTAAGTGGTTTGAATGCGGGAATACGGATGCGTATCTGTTCTTTCTGCTGCCCGATGAAAGCGTGTATAGCATGTACGTGTATGCTCCTGCTATTCTGGATAAAATCTTGGCGGTAAAACGTATTCCGGAAAAATTTATACGCCAAGGTTATTGCTGGAGAAGGGGTGTGCAGCGTGAAACTATGTGACAGCTGCCATAACTTTAGAAAAAATTACTGCTGGGTAAAGTTTATAAAAATTGGAGATAACGAAGTGATTGCGTATTGCCATATGTACAGTAAGAGAGGTGGGAAAAGTGCCAAGAAAAGGTGAAATGAAATACGATTTGACCGGTGAACGATTTGGCAGGCTGACTGTTGTCGAGAAAGTCGTTGATGAAGAGGATGGACTTACAAAATGGCGCTGTATTTGTGATTGCGAGAATGAGTGCTTGTGCAGGAGCTATGATTTGACTTCCGGCAAAGTGAAGTCTTGTGGATGTAAACGTGGCAACATACCTTTGTCAGAACGAAAGCCAAAGCCAGAACCAAAAGAGGAATATGTCTCTGGGAAATTGTTGAATGGTGTTCATAGTCTCTGCTTTGACTGCATCCGGTCCGCAGCGCCGCCATCTCTGCAGTGTATCTGGGATAGAAGCAAAGCCAAAATTTTGCCGGAAGGTGCTGAATATATCGATGATATTGGCAGAGATAATGTCAAAAAGGTCACCTATTGTCCGGAATTCTTAAGTATTCGTGATAAGGCGAATAAAGATTTGTTAGCAGCTGAGCGTAAAAAGAATACTGAAATGATAAAAAATGAAACGATTCTGAAGCAGGCAAGTGCCGGAATGTCCGGCAATGTATTTGGCAGCGGGGAGGATTGGTAGCATGGAAAGATTGATTATCTTTCTGATCCGAAAGAGATTGGGTGTAAGAAAAGGCGAAATGTTTAGATTCACTAACCAGAAGGAATACAGCAAATATTTCTTTACGGAAGATATGCTGCTGAAACAATGCGAGAATGGTATTGTGATGCCGTCTGATGTTGGTCTGAATTGGCTATTGCATGACAAATGTGAAATCAAGAAGGTGTAAGTATGATAGGTGGAAACACAGAAGTAGCAATTATTCACGCTGTAAATGAGGAACTGCAGCACTGTATTGATAAGCATGGTGAATTTCATAATCACCATGAAGCCTGGGCGGTGCTGTACGAGGAAACGCAGGAAGTGGTGGAATGTCTTGTGCCGTTCAATAAAATTTCGGCTGCTAATATGGACGAGCTATGGAAACTGATTCGCACAGATTCCATGTACGATGACGGAGCGGTGGAGTTGGTTGAACAAATCTATAATATTGCAATGGAGCTGGCCAAGGAAACAATTCAGGTGCTTGCTATGTGTGAAAAATGGCGAACATTAATCGACAAAGAGAGGGCGATGTAATGCATATTTTAATCAGCGGTGAAGTTACCATCTCGAATCCGTTGGATGTTGTAACTGAATTCTGCAGGAAAAATTTTATAGTGCTCAATCCGGAGTTTACACGCAAGCAGCAGATGGGCAGATGGATGGGGAACACGCCAAAGTATTTGACATTGTATCGCCAGCGAGGGAATGACATTATCGTTCCCATTGGTGCATGGTATGCAATAGACAAATTCCTCTGCCAATCGTGTATTGAGTATGATTATGATTTAGATCTAGCTGAAAATGGTCCGGTTGATTATGCTGCATCGGTACCTCTGTATGATTATCAGGAATCCGCAGTAGAAAATATGCTGTATAAAGGTTATGGTATTTTGCAGTCTCCGGCCGGAAGCGGTAAAACGCAGATGGGAATTGCTATGATTATCAAATCAGGAAAGAAAGCATTGTGGCTTACCCATACCAGAGACTTACTGCAGCAGTCTTATAACAGAGCTGCGCAGTATGTGGACAAGAAGGTGCTAGGCAAGATTGTTGCCGGAAAGGTGTCTATCGGCAGCGGAATCACATTTGCCACTGTACAAACTATGGCGAATCTGGATCTAAGTCAGTATAAGTATGAATGGGACATGATTATCGTGGATGAATGTCATAGAGCATCGGGTACGGCAGACAGCTACAGCCAGTTTGCAAAGGTGCTCAACAGCCTGGCTGCACAGCAGAAATATGGCTTATCTGCAACGGTGCATCGTGCTGATGGCTTAATCAAAGGTACGTTTGCTTTGTTGGGAGGTATTGGTCATACAGTGCCTGATGAAGCAACGGAAGGAAAAGTAGAGCGAGTGCGAATTCTGAAGCGAGACACAGGCATTCCGATTCATTCCAGCTGTCAGGATACGGATGGAACTTTGCTATATGCAAATCTCATTAAGTATTTGACTAACAGTGCCGCTAGGAATCAAATTATTGTGTCAGATTTGATTCAAAATGCGGAGCATTATAACTTGATTCTATCTAGCCGAATCGACCATTTAAAAACGATTTTTGCACTCCTGCCGTATGAATTGCAGCAGCAGGCAGTATTGATTACAGGGGCAACAAAACCACAGGAGCGAGAACAGGCTATGGAGGATATGCGGACCGGCCGCAAGCGTTATATGTTCGCTACTTATGCATTAGCGAAAGAAGGTTTAGATATTCAGAGGCTTGACCGGCTGTATCTGGCTACACCGCAAAAGGATGCAGCAGTCATTATCCAGGCAATCGGCAGAATTGCCCGACATTTTGACGGAAAAGAAGAGCCGGTAGCTTATGATTACGTGGATAATATCACCTTCTGCCAGAATCAATATAAAAAACGCTGTACTAGCTACAGAAAAATTAAATGTATTATGTGATGGAGGTATAGGTTATGAAGTTTGATAAATTAGTGAAAATGATTGGTACCAGCGGTGTTGTTATTGAAAATAACTTCAAAAAGTATTTGTGCAGCGGAAATATGCTTGCGGTAATTCCTGAAACATCGGGAAGTATTGTTTGTGTAGCTTCTGTTGGTCTTCCGGAGTATGTGCGTGAGGCATTGGCAAACTGTGAGGAGTTCCCTGCGGAACTGACCGATGCATTTTTGCCGTCTGCAGATGATAAAACCTGCGAATTGCGCAGAGTTTTTTCTACTCAAACAGGTTTTAGGGTTGATATTAGCAACAGACATTTTGGCTTGATTGAAAAGTATGATAAGACTGGTATTCTGCTGCATGAAACCAGCGATGAAGTTATTCCTGCTGCACTGGCTATCCATAATGGCTATGATGAAGATATCAGCGCATACATTTTCTCACGTGACTTTATCCAGCGGTTTAAGGATGTGAAGTAAATGATGGATTTTTTATTGTTTGTCTATATTGTATCAGCGCTTGTATATTTTGGCTTATATATGTTTCTTGATATATTGCTTGTCAGATTATATGAAAAATACGATATTGCGCGGGAAAAGAAGGGGGTTTTT